AACTCAGCAGCAGCAGCCTCAGCTTTAATTAACTGACCTTCAAGAATGATGGCTCGCTTTACATCCTCATCAAGAATGGCTTGCATTAGCTCTAAGCGCAGGCGTTCTACGTCATTGATTTGACCGCCTAAAGCAGCAGCAATTTGTATACGATCCATTTCAAATCGCTTATTGATTTCAGCTAGTATGCCTTCTTCTTGTTTCTGTTTTTTGGCAGCAGCAGCCATGGCTTTTTGTTGTTTAGTTTGTTGCTTTAACAATGCCAAGATTTCTTTTTGGCGTTTTAGAGCTGCTTCTTCTGCTCGTCTTGCGACTTCTCGAAAACCAATCTTCTCTTCTGCCATCACTCGCAAAATGTAAGACGACAGGTCTTCTGGTTGATTCTTTTTCACACCAGTTTGTTTAATATATTCACTGGTAATTATGCGCACCGATTTGGTGATTTCCACGTTTACAATGGATTCCATTGATGCTATAAGACTCCTGCCGGTGGTGAATATAGTCACCAGGGCGGCAATCAGATCATCCAATTGGAGAACTATGGACAACCCAACCGAAAACGTCATCAACATCACCTTCAAGCTCGAAGGTGATGACGCTGTTCAATTCCTCAAAATCAAGTCACTGGAGAAGATTCAGAGCAACGCCGAAATGGCGCGCGCGCTGATGCTCCGCCAAGTTGACCAGGTCATCGGGGAAGGGAATGAACTTTCAACCGCAAGGCCGAAAGCCAAGCGCCAACCCGTCACGGTGTAGGGATGAAAAACAAACTCCTGCAAAACAGGCTGCTCAAGATTGGCTTTGCGGTGGTGCTCATTCTGGCCGTTTACGAGCTGGTCAGAGTGATCGAACCGCTTTTAAGGTAAAGAAGATGATTGAAACAACACCCATAACTCTTTCCGCTGAACAGCTTGCCCACATTCAAATGTGGGTCGGAAAGTTCGATCTCGACATTGCCCGTGCTAAAGAGAAAGAACAAACACCACGGGCTGCAGATGCCGCGACTTACTACGCGGCGGCGGCAGCGCGCGCTGAGTTCATCTTTGAGCTTATCGGCTTGCGAAAGGGGGCTGAATGAGACCCTACACACTCAACGACATCAGCAGCCCAGACACACAGGCGCGGATCGAAGCCCTTTTGATCTTGCGCCAGCAGTCAATCGAACGCGCCGACAGATTGCACGATCAAGGGTTGTATTCAGCGGAGTGGGCACAGCGCCACAACGCTGAACAGTCTTCTTTTGAGTTGATGGTGATTGTTGGCCTTTTGAATCCCCGTTATGAGTTCGAAGCGCACAGCCGACAAGTTGTTGACTGCAAAACAAGCGGCTGAACTTCTCGGTTTGTCGGCATCCGCTGTCTACCAAGGCAAATGTGGCACAGCAGAACTGACGCGCGTGAAGCTCAGCCCCAAGGTTATCCGATGGTCGAGAAACGAAGTGCTTGCTTTTCTGACCCGGCGACTGGAACTCGCCAAGGCAGCGCAACACAAGCCTTCGGTTCAAAGCTCATCAAACGTTATTCGGTTGAAGTTTAGAGACCCGCTAACCGCTACAGAGATTGATGACGTTGTTCAGGGGTCTAAAACCCTGTTGTCTAACGCTGGGGCGCTGTCTCAAATAGTCAACAGTCAGGCAACATTAACTGTAGGCGCCTTGAATGCCTTCACTTCTGGCGGAACGATGCATTTTGTTGCTGGCGAGTTGAAAGGTTTCAAAGTAAGAAGCAACTCAGGCGCTACGCTTGAGCTTGAATGTGATGTATTAAGAACCGGAATAGATACCTCTGGAAATGACTATCATGGTACTTGGCTTGATCCAACGACTTAATGAGTTTAAAATTATTTATATATTCATTAATACCTTCTACAGTTGAAAAACGAATAAACATATTATCTTGTGTATCTTCATCATTAAGAGTTGTACAAGTTCCAAAGTGAATTAAATGTCTTGTTGTTGGTGAAATTAAAGTTAATCTAGATGCAACTGGGTTATTTGTTGTTTCAAATCCAGCAGTTGTTTGCGAAGCGCGGGTTGTTAATCTTGCTGCAATACTAGAATCCCAAGTAAAAGTTTTACCATTTGCAATAGTTGCAACTAATACATCTCCATAGTTATCTAAAGACCAAAGTGCTGGTTCTAATGTAGTAGAAGAAGCTAATACTGCTGTTCCCCATCCTGTATAACTAGTTGCATTGGTAACTGTTATTCCATTTGCATGAGTTACATCAGTTGTTCCAAATTGACCTCTACTAATACCTGAAATAGTATTTGTTCCAGTATTATTAGTTGTATAAGTCATTAATTCATTTTCAATAAGTAAAGTTCCAGATGCTGGAAATGCTGATGTGCTTGTAAGTATAACTGAAGTTGCTCCAGCTGCAAAAGTTCCACCATTATTAATAGTTGTAACTGATGCTCCAGAAACTGTTCCTCCAAATTGACCTACACCAAATCCATATCCATAAGTTTGTAAAGCAGGACCTACTGATGCATATGGTTGAACTGTCATACTTCCACCAGTTGCTACAACTGCTGTTGCTTGATTTAATGAATTAATAGTAAATGTTGTTGGAGTTGGTGCTGTTAATACTTGAAATAGTTTATCTTCAAAATCAGCAGCACTTAAACCAGTTCCTGCTGGTAAAGTTACAGCATCCAATACAATCATATCACCAGCAATTAAACCGTGATTGCTAGTAGTTGTAATTGTACATTGTTTAGTAGTAGTACTATCAGTTGCTAAAGTAGAAGATGTAAAGGTAACAATAGTACCTGTATTATCTGTTCTAAATGGAGTTATATCAAAAAGTTGTCCTTCAAAGTATATAAGTAAAAATTTATCAGTGCCTAATGCAACATATCTGTTTCCAGATTTGTCCACAAAGTCCAACATCTTTCTACAAACACCCACAATTGTTTCATTTAATAATGATGCCCAACCTCCTACTTTTTCAGGAAGTCCATATCTAAATCTTACATTATCTGAATCTATCCATCTGCCAAATGCACCTACGGCAGTATTTTGTTTATCAATTCCTGGAGCGAATTTAATTTCTGAAAGAGCCATGGATTAGCTCCTATGCTGTGTTAGTCTTATAAGTCCAACCTTGAGTAGCATTTACATAGACTAATGTAATGGATTGTCTGTTTGTATTTAAAGTTAAAGCAGAAGCTGCACCTAAAATATTAAGACCATTATTACCTACTACACAATTGTTTGAAGCAAAGAAGTTATAACCATCAATAATAGTTACTTCATCTCCTACAGTTGCTGAAGAAGGTAAAGTTACTGTAACTGGGTTTGTTCTTGTATCTACAATTATTTGATCTCCTGCTACAGCTAAATAAGGTGAATTAGTATCACTAATAGAGTTATATCCTTTTTGCATCATACCAATAGATGTTAAAGTATTTGCTCCATCTGATACTAATAATAAAGTAGACTTCACTGGAACTTTAGTCGCCGATGCTTGACCTGTAGTTAATACACCAATGGTATAATTAGAAGTTGTTCTTGTTGTTGCATCTTGAATTATAAAAACTCTATTTGCATTACCACCTGTTGTTGTTGCAGGCATAGTAACTGTGCAATTACCTGTTAAAGTTCCTATAAGTTTAATATAGAATTTTTTACCATTAGCAGTATCTGAACCATCAGCTAAACTTAAATTAGTATTACCTGTTGTAAGAGTTAAAGTTGTATATCCAGAAGATGCTGATTGTAAAATTTGTAAGTTAGTATTTGTAATTGTTCCCCATAGACCAGCTTTTTCACCGGTTGCTACTAATTCTAATGATAAGTCTGTTGAATATGTTGATGCCATAATTTAATAAGGTACTATTGGTGTCCATACCATATTTGCTCCTGGTATGATTTCATTCCACACAATAACGTTTGTTCCACCTCCGCCGTTGCTATCTAATGTTAATGGATTTCCATTTACACTTACATTTGATGTTCCGGATATTGTAACTGTTCCGCTGGTAATAGTCAATTGATTTCCAGTAACTGTAATACCTGCAGTTCCTGATACAGTAACAGAGCCTGTAGCCATTACTAACGGCGATCCTGTTACATCGGTTTGGCCGGTACCTGAAATAGTAACAGTTCCGATACCTAATATTAGCGGATCGGCGCCTGTTGTTTGTGTAATAGAAGTAGCTGATATACCAACAGGTCCTATTGTTAGTATTAAGTTATTACCGGATACGGCAATACTTACACTGTTATCATCACCAACAGTGGAAAAGGGAAATCTTGCAAATGTATCAAATCCTAAAAGCATAAATTATAAAGGAGAGGAATGGTATGTGGAGGTTCCTCTCCCATATAAATTATAGCATAGTATATTCTATTTTTAAAGGGATAATTGTAGTGTTATTTGAGTGTTTTAAAGTATTCTATACATTCTGCAATCGTTTGCTGCCTAATATACTCATCTCTTATTTCTTGTGATGTAGGTTGTGGCAAAGGTGAATCCCATCTATCTATAATAAATGTTCCTCCAGCAGAAGTAAGATCATGGCTTACACCTGGAGCTAAAGATTTCATTACAGTATTAATACCCCAAGCAAAACCATGCTCAGTTGTAAATTGTTTAATAGTTTCTTCTAATGATAATTTTCTAACAATCATAATATAAGTTCAGTTAAAGATTTATTATTACCAATTGTTCCTTTTATAAAGACATTAAAAGCTAAACTAATTCTAGTATTATCTCCTTGTTTAGTTTCTACCATGTGAGTTAATGAAGAAGGGAATAATATTACATCTCCAGTCTGAACAGAAAACCACCAAGATTCTGAGTTCCATATATTCCAATCTTTTATTTCTGGTTTAATTGTTTTATAACCATCTTTAAAAA